CCAAATAAGGTTGATGATATAGATACATTATTTAAAATTATTCATAAAATTAAGGATTTTTTTAATATGAGTAATTATATATGTTAATCTGGGTATTAATTTTATGTTTAGTTTTATTCATATACTACGATAATCAAGATATAACATCTCGAGATTATGTTAATATTCTAGGTTATACATCTAAATATTTTTACATGAGTCACGGTGAATCTAAAAAAATGTTTGAAAAAATGGAAAATGATAATATAGCACACGAATCGTTAAAAAGTTTCGTAACGATGGAAGACGAATTTTTAAATTTAGAAAGAATATCAGTTTGTTCGGGTATTTCTCAGAAAGTACAGGCTTTTGCACTTTCAGATGAAATCAAAAATAAATTTAAGGGGTATGATTTTTCTTACCATGCAAAACATCTTAAACAAATATCGGAACCGGATAAAGTTATAAATCGAAATATAAAATGTTCATCATATAAAACATAATGCGTCTATGTTTAGTAGATTCCATTCTTTGGAAGTTGTCATAAATATACATAATTAATCCCGTATCATCAATTTCCCGATTTTCTTCCAAATATATATACGGATCTACAGAATCGTGAAATTCATCCGTGTAGTTATAATTTATTTCTAAACGTCCCATAAGTCTATTATTTTCTCTTCGCGTCTTTTTTATGTAATCGCATATAGTGTAATAGATAGTATCGATAATGTTTGATATTATACGTTTATCGGTTTTTTCCATATCATCTATCACGTTATTATTCTTATTAGAATTAAGTTTATAAAGTAAAAAGTTTCTTGGATTTTCCATTATACTAATTACTTTTTGTTTTTATTCTTTAAAGTGAATTTATTAAAATTGTTGTATAAGTTGTTTAATTTTTGTTGGTTTGTTTTACTTTTAGATTTGGAGTTTGAGTTTGAGTTTGAGTTTGAGTTTGAGTTTGAGTTAGAAGTGAAGTTCAAACGCCGAACAACTGCATTCTTTTTTGGAGGCATTGTTCTTTTCTTTACCGGCGCTCTTTTAATAACAGGTTTTTTTGTTTTTGGTTTAGGTTTTGGTCTAGGTTTTGGTCTAGGTGGAGATGGTCTTTTCTTGTTTAACGGGAGAGGTGGAGCACCGTTTAGTTCTCTACGTAACTTAACATAATTAACGACTCTACTACTGTTTAACAAAGGTGTTTTTGGTAACGACATTGCATAATTAACAACTTTATTTACGACGTTTTTACCAAATTTACCGTATATTTTATTAGCTTCTTTTTGTAATAATAATTTCTTAAGATACTGTTTTTTATCAATTTTAAATCGGTATACCATATCTTTCTTTATTTTATCAGCTTCTCCTTTTTTCAAAACACCGTTTTTGGTGACTAAATTCTTTTTTATTTCCATACGTTCCAATTCTTTTTTCACGTTATTGGTATTTTCATTAATATTCATGACGCTACCATACTTTTTCATCCAAGCTTTACCATAAAGTTTAATTAAATCATTTTTAATACCCGCTTTGTTAAGTTTTCGTTTTAAATTTGTGGGCGCTCTTTTATTTTTCTTCATTTTATTTAACATTTCCTTTTCGATTTCATTAGCGAGTGCATTGGGAGAATTCGGTGTGTTTGGTCTATTTTTAAGCTTTTGGCATAAAATTTTAACGGTATCTTTATCGTTTACTGATATACCCCTAGAAATTGCAAGCGTAATTAACTGATCCTTTTTCATATCTTTACACAATTTATCGTTTATTTTATAATTAGAGTTACCCTTTTCTATTTTATCCAAAGCCTTGCAAATATCTTCTTTTTTGTTCCTGTTTTTTACACCAACGACACCCAATTTTTTAGCAACTTCAAGTAAAACGGGTTTTGTAAGACGTTCGCATTTTCGACCACCAATTTTCATCACACCATCTTTATCGTATGTGATTTTCATATTTTTTGTTTTTGATGTTGTTGTTTTTTTCTTAACCGGCTTTCTTTTTGGTATTTTATAGCAACAATCGTATCCTTGTGGATTTTTCTTCGCGGTGTAACCTTCTTTACATGGCGGTCTTCTAGTTTTAGGACATGTAGATACTCCTATCTTTTCTTTTCTTTTAACTAATGGTTTAACTGCATTAACATTTTTATTTACTAACCCCATGGTGTATCCCATTTCATTTAATTTTTTAACCATTTCAACGCCTAAAATATAAGCGTTTTCGAGGTTATCTGGGTTTTTTTCACCTTGTATTTGTACTATACCCGCACCAAGCTGATCAGATTTCGACGAAAGAATGTAATTATATTCGTTATATTCAATGTATAGAAAAGGTGATCTTTCTGGATCATAAGAAATAAATGATTTTAGTGGGTTTTCTTGTGCTATTCTACTTAAATCGAAATTTGCGTTTATTGAAAATTGACCACCGATATTATTGTATTTTATATCGTTGTATAAAAACCCCTGTTGTTGTGTATACGTGTCTATTAAATATTTTCGTAATGCTTCTGGTTGTCTTTTTAAGTTTTTGGAACCTAAAAATCCACCCGAAAACCGTATTTTACCGTTTCTGTATATGTTAAAACTAAAATTTTTCTTATTCATACCATCTGACATATATCCAGAGAGCTGTACCGAAAAGAAGTTTTTGTTTAAATCGCCTCTCATACCAAAATTACTCGTATGTATAGCACCTGTTTGAAACCGGCCGTATATACCTTTGATTTCATTAAGATCTATTGATAAACCTGGTGCAATGGATGCATGACCTTTTGGTTTGCGTTTTAATATATTTATTAAATCAACACGACTCTCTTGTGTAAAATCCTTATTTACTACTATATTGTATATACCTGGTTTTAAACTCCCGGTTCTTAATTCTGAAAATACACTTCCCTGTGGCTGTATAGTGGGTTTAGTGACTACTCTCACGGGTGGTGCCATCTGTACAGGGTTTGTACGTTGTATTTGTATGTTTGAATTCTGCACGAACTGACGCGGATCCATACTTATACTAGGCTGAGAATTTTAATATTCTTCTTCATTTATCATATCGACCCCGATTACAATTTCTTTATTTTTGTATTGTTTGAAATTGTATTCGATATCTAATCTTTCTATTTTTATACCCCGACTACTGAAAGGACCTATGTAGAAATCTGAATTAAACCTTGGTTTTGTTAAATTATTGAGTACACAGTATGTGAAAAATCTTTCCTTGAATACATCCAACGGACACATATACTTGAGACCACCATTATCGAATTGTACTTTATCTGACTGTAAGTAATGTTCGAGCGCATTTGTAACTGTCGCGACCGATTTCCTGACTTCCTTAAAATACTGTGGAATGATGTTCCATATGTCTTGATCTTGGTATTTTTGTGCATATTCTAGATAACCTCTCACGCATTTTTGTAAAATAAGAGGCATTTCTTTTTCGAGTTTTAATTCGAGTAAAGGGTCCGTGTCTTCGTCACGAATTTGTTTCTTGAAATGCCATGTCATAAGTCTTCTCAAAATACTACCAGAGTTATCCTTCCATTGGGGACATTCATTACCACCAAGTATACCTGGTACGTCCCACGTTATATTCTTTGCTGTTTCAAATTTAATTGCAATCGCAAGTTCTTCGCCAGAAACTATCGATTGAAATTCAGCTTGTTCTAAATTTAAATCACCCTTGATTTCTGGTGCGATAAACATCAAACCATCGTAGATACCTGACAAACCAAATCGTTTTTCGACGTTATTCGAAAGTTTCTTCACATCATTTGGTTCATAGAATTTCTGAAAAACTTTAGTTATGAGTGTGGATTTACCAGAACGCGCAATACCTTTCAAGAATGGAATGATTTGCCACTTATCAATGTCATTTAAACAGAACGTTAAACGTCCACCCATAACATACATCCAATTGCATACTTCATCTTCAAATTCCTGTGACTGAAGTACTTTATCAAAATACGGAGTTGGTATCTTTTTCCAATCCGTCAAGTGATGATAGTCTTCAAAATCACTGTCAAAGTATTTACAACTCACTATCGATGGATCAAGATTTGAAGCTTCTTTTGAGTCGTATGGGTAGAAAGCCGTTTTATACTTTTCTGTTATACCGCACCATTCCTTACCAATAAAAATACCGTTTCTGAAAGACCAAACGTGTCTATTTTTTACAATTTCGGGAAATTGCATATCACAGCAGTTACCAAGATGTTTTATGACTTGTTCTATTATACCAGTACCGTTATGTGTTAATTCCTTCCATAGTTCAAAACGAGATTCTTTGGGTGCAATACGATTAACATATTCCTTTATAGTTTCTTTTTGATTCCATGCGCGTGTATCAAATCCGTTGTATTTTATTTGGTTACAACAATATCCTCGGTACCTTTTGATATTACTCTCGTATAATTCTTTCAGGACAGTTGTAAGAGCTTTTTGAAACGTATTCAAATTTTCAACATCAAAAACAGATGTCCTAAAAATGGTAGGGTCGGATTTTACAGTTGCTTCAGCCCACGTCGGAAATTCGACTCTTTGTATAGTTCTATTGTATCTATACATGATTTGCCATGCATCGTCGAGTTGATCAATGAGACGGTTAATGCGGCGAGATATTGTAAAATCTTCGTCTTCCATTGTTAATATACCAAGTGTATCTGCTCTATTGAAGAGTGTACTGAGACGCTGAATAGAAGTTGTATATTTTTCATTTGTCCTTTCGTAAGAGAATTCTTTACAGAGACCATTTTCATCAAGTTCTTCACTATCGCAAAAAAACATGTATCCAAGCTTGAAAGGGTTGGTATGTTCTAACGATTTGAGACGAAAGTACTTTTCAAGTTTGCATAAGAAATCCAATAATTCCTCAGAATTAAATTTTTCGATAGATGTGTTAACAAGTATATTTGATGACAATACCATATCTGGATTTCTTTGTGGGTAATAAATCTCAGACATGTCTTTTATATTTTATAAGAATTTATCTTCTAAGTAGATTATTTTTTTTGAAGTTGGGATAACATTTTAATTAAAATTTTGTTTTGCATTTCAAGTTGCCTTGAAATATTTACAAGTGCAGAGCAGACTGTTTCTCCTTCCTCAGTCGAGAGAACGGAGCTCAATAACATGTTTGTTTCAGATAACGGGTTATCTAAATCATCTAAATCATCTAAATCGATATCATCTTCATCAATTTCAGAGTCTTCGACGAAAGATCCAGAATCTTCAATTTCTTCTTCTGAAGAAATTTCTTCTTCATCAATATTTTCGAGATGGTCATCGACACTTTCGAGTTCGGGTACGGTATCAAGTTCGTTTTGGTTGGACATTTATATAACCCAGGAAAAATCAAACTGTGTTTTTTCGCGAAATCATCCGAAAAAAAAATCTCAGCCTATAGTACAAAACAAACTAAAAATGGCCGGTGGTCTCATGCAACTCGTCGCCTATGGCGCCCAAGATGTCTACTTGACTGGTAACCCAAAAGTCACTTTCTTCCAGGCGGTTTACAAACGCCACACTAACTTCGCGATGGA